TGCAGTGTTAGTAAGAACGACCACACGCCTTTGTATTTAACGGTGAGCGCAGTGCCAGAAGCAATAGTTACCCCCTCACTAAACGAGGTTACGCCAAACGATACTTTCGTTGCTGTGTCTATTGTAGCTGCAGTCTGGTCAACGGCGCTGTAGAACGAGCCATGGGGTACATATAATGCGGCGGCCCCGTTATTAGTATCTATAACACTATTTACCGCATTATTCAGGGTAGTAAAGTATAACCGCAACACGTTGTTAAACTGGTTCTGATATTGTGGGGTATAATCCGCTGGTGATTGTGGTAGCGCAGGTGGGATAACCTGAACTACCGTATTTAATCTACTCATTATCGACGACCGTCTGGACGCATATCTATGCGAGGTGTACCGAATTGCCAGCGGTTACCAAGCTCTTCTGACTCGACCCGTACCGCCATCTGCCTCCCACGCACTCGAATATCTAGTTGTGAGGTGTACTGCTCTACAGGCACAGTTGTTGTGCGGGTAACCGCCCCACTGCTATACCCACCTTCTGATAACGGGTTATTGTACGACGCCCCTGAGCTATATCGAGGCAGAAACGTCATGTCTACACTTGGGTTAGTAGATGTAGAGCCTGTGAAATTCATATCTGGGAAACAACTCCACACAAACATAACTCGGTCTCCATCTTCTAGGTCAAACTCACCCGACTGGATAAACGCCTTTATAGGCAGCGCTACGTCTGTCTCGTTGTCATCAACCCCATTCTCATGCTCTACTAGGTTGTTGCTGTAAGTAGCGGCAATTGGGAAATCGTTTAATCCAGAGTCTACCCAAGCACTGCGGCGCAAATTGCCATAAACCCATGTACCCTCGACATAATTAAATACCACATACTTATCACATACGGTAGAGTTTTTGGAGCAGTAAAAGAACCACACCTCATTGTACGCCTCGACTGTACTGGCAAATACTTGTTCATACTGCTCTCGGTTTATATCCTCAAACACATATCTTTTTACCTCACACCGTAGCGACTGTACACGCCCGTCGTATTGGTAGAACCCATCTTTACCCATCCAATAACATACACCGTTAGCAAACGTCCTGCACATCCTAGAGGCTATCGACGTGTTGTTACCTACTAGTGTGACCCCCCACACCGCTGGGGTACCTACGTACTGCAGTGAATATAACGCTGCATCGGTCCATACGAGCACTTCTTGGCGGGCTTGGATAGCGGTTACTATTTCAGCACCTACCGACAAGCGTATACTACCTGCTTGGTTTGTGGGCTCTGGGGTCCACATGGTAGCGTCTTCTTGGTCGCTCCACCTGATAAACATAGGGTCAACAATATTACTACCTATGAGGTTAGTACCGAAGCAAAACAAGAATCGGAACACATCTGAACTAAGTAAATAATTTTGGTTTGTGGGTACGTCGGACGCCCCACTTAGTGACGCTATAGTAACGCCGCGAGACGAAAACCCAGTAGAGGCATCCCAGTAAAACAACCCGCCACCTACAGGACCGTATACTAAATCTTCACCAAAGTTTGTTTGATTCCAGATACGGATAGCTTCTAGCGACGTTACACCGTTGCCCCATGTACCTGCGCTCCAAGCACCTGCGCCCCACCCTGTTACAGCGGCTGCTACTTCAGGACCAGTATTTACTTGGTATGCACCTATTGTCGATGCACCACCGTCGCCAGAATCAGAAGAAGTGGCCGGTATATTTAGTGTAACCTGATATGAGTCACCGTCAATTACGTTGGTAACCTGATACTCCCTATTCAATACACCCGCTGTTACATTACCGCCTAACGAGTCAGCGCCAGAAAAGGTTACAAAGTCGTCTGCTATAACCCCATGGTCTACATCCTCTACTGTAAGTAAAACAGCCCCGTCTACAGCAGTAAACGTAACGTCACCTGCGTTTGTAGTTGCTCGTATTGGAGTTATGTCGAAGTACTGGGCACCTGCATCTATGTAAAATTTTAGATTCGTACCTACACCTATTATGGGCGCACCTGCTATAGTAACCCACTGACTTAACGAACGACATACCCCTAAGAACTTGTTAGCAGACATACGCCTCCACCCACCTATTTTCTCAGGTAGGCCTTCTCTGAAACGCACTTTATCTGATTCGTACCAGCCAGCTTCGTTGGCATAACGGGTTACCTCTCGGTTTACCCCCGGCTTGAATGTAAGTTTTCTGAGCGGCATGTACTATCCCTATCTAAGTTAGTTACCGTGGGCCGAGCAATTTGCTCTTATCAGAACTACTGCGTGTAGTGCCCACCCAATACGCGATACTGTCGCCCCATTTTGCAATTAAAGCACCAAACAAAAGATTTGCCAGTGTTTCGTTAGCGCTTGGTATCTCAGTCATAAATATTGCATATCCACCAAGTAGCACCATAGCCGTTAACGCTACGCATATAACAGAAGGCATTATACTTTCTTTGTGGGCTTCTCGTGCACTTTGTTTATCTTTGAGTTCAACGTCTAGTGTTTTAAACGCCATCTCTCTAATTTGTTGCTCGTTCTCAAGCTCGAATTGTTTGAGTTTAATTAACGCTTCGGGGTTATTTCGTAACTCTTCGGATATAGCTTGTGGGCTAGGCTCTACTCCTAACACGTTAGCAAGCATACTTCCCATCGCACCACCTGCAGGGCCGCCTAGCGCAGTGCCGATAAATGGAGCTGCTTTACCTACTACACTTTGTATATCTTTCCAGTTCATATCAATAACTCCACGTTGGTACGCTCTTGTCGCTGGTTGGTGTCCATGCAAGGTGTACGAATTTTAGCCTTTCGGAGCCAGCTACACGCGTTGCACCATGACGACCAGCAAGCGTCATAAGCTTGTTTCTGTCTAATTCGTTATCATAAAACACATCTACCGCATATTGACGTTGATGGTCGCCAGCTCTGGCTTTTGTAACCTCGTTCGGATGGTTTTCACAGCGCCCGCCCGATGTAATTATCATAGCCTTGCCGTAGTCATTACGTACTGCTTGTAGCATATCGAGCGTAAACTGATTAACGCTACGCTGGTCGCACTTAGCATGACCACATGTGCATAGTAACTTAGGGTCGGTCTTTGGGTTAAAATTCTTAGTGGAAATCATTAGTCACTCCGTATGAAAAACGCTGCCACTGCAACAATACCACCCACAATTAACCAGAACGCTTTGTCTGCAAAAGCCGCGATACCTGAGTTTTTACGCGCAAGTATTGCAATGTCGGCTAAGTCCTTTTTTGTAACAGCTACGTTCTTTTCTACCGCATCTAGCCTACTATTGGTTGCGTTTATCCTCTCTTCAGCGCGGGCAATGTCAGTAATCGCCTTGGCTAAGTCGTCTAGCTTTTTCTCAATCCTAATTAAATGCAGGTCGTCCATGATTTACGCCCTTTCTTCGTCAGTAACTGGTGTGTCTAGTATCTCACTAGCGCGACCTTCACCAAGCTCACCTATTGATTCAAGAAATTCAATACCTTGTCGCACCTGCGGCTGTTGCAAGTTAATGACGGTTTGGCTTTCGAGTAATTTCATAAAGTCTAGGGCAATTTCCCCATTGGCGGTGTCTTGTTTGGCCAACCTTCTTATTGCGATACGCTCTGCTTGTGTAAGACGCAGCATAAAAAAGCCAAGCCTAATAAGAGGTAGCCTTTCGGGCTCTGCAACGGTCTTAAACTGACCGTCTTCGTATCGTTTGCCTAATAATTCATTGTCTAGCGCGTCAATAAACATTTGGCCACTACCTAGCACAAAATCATCAAGTGCTTGTTGTATACTAAATACGACGTTGTCGTTATTAAGCGTTGCTATGTACTTAGACATATTCTATTACCTCCCAATATACGATTGGTGGGAAGTTACTAGTTGCTCCATCAACTCTACGCCCCGTCTCAACCTTTATCAGTGTTGTGTTTACAATAGATGCAGCTGCACTAACTGCTATAGCTGCATTTGAGCTAGCTTGAGAGAGGCCGTTTGCACTTGATACATTTACAAAAGATTTGTTCACATCAATCGCGGATATATTTACGTTCACAGTTGATTGGGGTTGCGGAAACAGTATACCCCTCTGTACACTCCTAATTGGCGAGCCTCCACCGCCTAAACCACTTGTATTTATTGTCATGCTATAAACCCCAATCTGACACGCCGTCTGACGTTAATGTTATCGAAACACTTGAACCTGAATCAATGGTAATGCTTGTGTCCGTACCGCCAGAATAACTGATTGTGTCACTACCAGCACGTGTTATTACTGGTTCGCTTGTTTTAAATTCATCTGGCAGTGTAATTGTAATGGTCTGGTTTACTGATACGCTATTGGCTAGTGGTAGAGTATACCCTGTATTACCATCACGTAACTCGTTAGTACGCAGAGCGATTAGTGCGCCGCCGCCTGTTTGAGGTACGACAGTGCCCGCGTTATCGAGTACGGGTGTCATCGCACTCTTTACGTTAATCCCGTCACAGAATACTAAACCTACTAGCCCGCTAGGGATACTGATGCCAGTACCTGCGCTAGTTTTCACGGTTATGGTGCGTACGGTGTTGTTCTCAACCATATACACTTTACTCTGCGTTGGGCATACTACCGTGCCTGTACCAGTAAGTGAGGTTGACGGGTCCGTTATGTTTAGTATGGCCGCACGTGATTCTGAACTGGCGCCCTCTACCACAGTTAATGTGTGTGAGTTACTAGCCCACGAGCTTATAGTAGCTCTACCCGCAACGGCTTCTTCTACCATACTGGTAAGCTCGTCGTTAACAGTATCCCCCCATGTGCCGGTAAGTTCACCTTGTACGGGTAGGGCTAGTTTTAATATGCTTGTATATTGCGTTGCCATTTGTTTAACCTTATGTTGGTATATCTTGCCAAGCGGGTAACTGGTTTGTAGGTATTATTCCCCACACATTAGACGTATTAAGCACTATGGTCGCCGTTACGCCTGTTACTGTGACGAAAACTGGCAGTGCAACTGATACGCTACCTAGTGACGTGATCGCCGTTACGCCTGTTACTGTGACTATAGTTATTGGTACGACCGTTACGCTACCTAGTGACGTGGTCGCCGTTACGCCTGTTACTGCAACAACACCTGACGCCACAACTGATACGCTACTTAGTGTCGTGGTCGCCGTTACGCCTGTTACTGTGACGAAAACTGGCAGTGCAACTGATACGCTACCTAGTGTCGTGGTCGCTGTTACGCCTGTTACTGCAACATCACCTGACGCCACAACTGATACGCTACCTAATGACGTGGTCGCCGTCACGCCCTCTACTATGGCAACACTTATAACCACAACTGATACGCTACTTAGTGTCGTGGTCGCCGTTACGTCTGTTACTGTGATGAAAACTGGCAGTGCAACTGATATGATACCTAGTGACGTGGTAGCAGTTACGCCTGTTACATCCACCACTGTAGGTTGAGAGTCGTACTTACCAACACCATATTTACCAGTACCGTAACTACTCAAGTTATTCTCCTCTTACTGTTAGCGTTACGCCCTTTCTTCGTCAGTAACTGGTGTGTCTAATATCTCACTAGCGCGGCCTTCACCTAATAAAGTTAACTGCTCAAGAAACTCTATGCCCTGCCTGACCTGTGGCTGTTGTAGATTTATTGCGGTTTGAGTTTCTAGTAGTTTCATAAAGTCTAGCGCAACAAAGCCTTGCTCTGTTTGCTGAGTTGCCAACATCCTTATAGCGATGCGCTCTGCTTGTGTGAGTCGCAGTAAGAAGAAGCCTAGTGTGATCAAGTCGGGCTTTACTATTACTACTTTTTCAATTTTAAATACACGCTGTGTCATTATAAATACCTCACGTAATCTACGTCATTGCCTGTGTCTATGCCGAATGATATGCCGTCTGAGCGAGTCATAGTACCGCTACTGCCACCTGCTACCCATACACCCGCTTCGTCTGTTGCTATTGAGGCTATGGTTGCGCTACCACCAAAGCCTGACGTTACTGCTGACCACGTCACACCGTTGTTAGTGCTTCTTGTCATAGTACCGCCACTGCCAACGGCTACCCAGACACCTGCATTGTCTGTGGCTATTGACCATATCCTTGCACTACCGAAGCCTGAGGTAACTGCTGTCCACGTCACACCGTTGTTAGTACTTCTTGTCATAGTACCGCCACTGCCAACGGCTACCCAGACACCCGCTTCATCTGTAGCGATTAAGCCTATGGTTGTACTACCGAAGCCTGAGGTAACTGCTGACCACGTCACACCGTTGTTAGTACTTCTTCTCATAACACCGTCCCCGCCACCTGCTACCCATACACCCGCTTGGTCTGTTGCTACTGAGCTTATAAATGTACTACCGAAGCCTGAGGTAACTGCTGACCACGTCACACCGTTGTTAGTACTTCTTCTCATAACACCGTCCCCGCCACCTGCTACCCATACACCCGCTTGGTCTGTTGCTACTGAGCTTATAAATGTACTACCGAAGCCTGACGTTACTGCTGACCAGCTAACACCGTTGTTAGTACTTCTTGTCATAACACCGCTACTGCCAACGGCTACCCATACACCCGCTTCGTCTGTGGCTACTGAGTTTATAAGTGCGGTACCTAAGTCTGAGGTAACTGCTGTCCAACTAGCTCCGTTGTTAGTGCTTCTTCTCACATCGCCGCTAACGCCAACTGTTACCCAAACACCTGCTTGGTCTGTTGCGATTGAGACTATAGATGCGTTACCTAAGCCTGATGTAACTGCTGACCATACCCCCGCAGGTAAAAGAAATGCGTCTAACGAAGCATCCCAACCTGAATTAATTACAAAACCGCTACGTAAAAACTTCTGACCGTCTCGCGCGTAGTCGTCTGGGAAGTCTGGAAATAGCCTAGTAATCTCACCTATTGCAATGCCGCCACCGCCGCCACCACCGCCTAAATCACTTAATTTTATTGGCATATTATAATCTCCACTCTGATACGCCATCTGAAATAAGCACAATTGTTACGCTGGAACCTAAGTCCATTACGATGCTTGTGTCTGTACCTCCAGAGTAGCTTATTGTGTCACTACCTGCACGAGTTACCACTGGCTCGTTATCTTTAAATTCATCTGGCAGGGTAATAGTGATAATTTGGTTAACTAATACGCTGTCAGCAAGTGGTAGCGTATATGCTGTGTTACCGTCTTGTATTTCGTTAATTCTTAGCGCAGTCAAAGCACCACCGCCTGTTTGTGGTATGACTGTATTTACCTGTGCTTGAACACCAAAAAGCCCAGTGTCGATTGAACTCCAGTTGGCGTTTAGTTTTGTACCCCAAGTATCATCACTGCCATCTACTTCAGGTAACGTAAAATCATAATTAGGTGTGTTCGCATCTGCCATTTATTTTCTCCAATATCAACAGCGCTGTCAGCATCCCAAGCGGGTCTAACAAGTATCTATATAACTCGTATAATAGCGTTAGCTGCAGTAGCCGCCGGAAACTGAACCACAAAGTTACCCGAAGTTGACGTTTTATCCTCGCCAAAATTTAACACCGCTACCGCTGGGTTACCTGAGGTAACCTCGTATATAAGGGCGCCACGAGCGGTAAGTGAAGCGTTTTCCCACGTCACATCTGAAAAATCTACAAAAGCGGTTGTGCCTGAAACAGTTGTAGTTATTCCGGTAAGCGCGTTACCTCCTGCAGTATATCCTGACCCTACCGACTCGTTGGTAGTGCTATACGCAGTAGTGGTGGCGTCTAAATCAGCAGATGAAGTATATAAGGCTATTTTATAAACCTTACCAGTGTTCGAACTGAAATCTGCTTCACCATTTAACAGTTGTAGTTTGAATGACGTGCATAATGCTTGTGTAATAGCCATGGGTGTATCTCCTAATTAGCAGGTTGTCTGGCTTGGCCAGAACGATAGGTGTCGGACCGTAAACGTCCAGTAGTTAGATTGCCGAGCAACTTCATGGACTGCTCGAACATTTTTTGGTAGTTTGCCACTATATCTTCTTCTAGTTTGTTAAACCGCGCCGCTTCTACCATAGAGCCGTTTAACAGTGCGTTATCAAAAGTGTCGCCGAGCCAAGTAGTATTAGCGGTTACAATAGATTCTGGATAGTACCCGTAGTGAAGCTCTGCCCTATACGTCGCGTCTGGCGTTGGACCTAGTATTATGGAGTCTTTGTCGAACAGCGCATAGTGTTTGGGCGTAGCTACAGAATTGTTGTTGGGGTACGCTTCGCGTATAAAGTTTACGTCTTTATTGACTAGGAACGTATAGTTATCGCTAGCGTCAATAACCGCTAGCGAGTACGTCCATATAAAATCATCAGGTAGGGATAAATACTGTAGTCCAGACGTTATATTACCAGTCATATTTTTACGTAGTGCTGGGAACATGTACATGTTGTATATGAATTTTTCGGTCTGCTGCACAAACAACTTTATTTGTTCTGCGGTAAACGTATATTCCGCTAGTTCGTTTATTGAGTTTGTTAACTGTGTATAATTCATAGCGTACTCACGGTTACGGTTCGTACAACTGCACTACATATTACAGGTGTAACGGGTATTATAATGGCTCTAACCTGCGGTAGTTCGATGTTGTCAGGTCTAGGGTCACGTAGCGCTTGTGGGTCGTTAACGGGAAACTCACCAAGTTTAAGTTGTGGGTGGTCTCTGTCCCAACATTGGTTACAGGCCTTTATGTTGGTGCTCTCACCCTTACGTACTACAATACGTAGCACCGATAATTTATATTGAAACCCACAGACATCGCATAGCGCGATAGCCCTTTTTTGGGATGCGAACTGGTTACCCACTAGATTCTACCCATTCTTGGTACGAACCGAGCTGGTGTTTTCTCTCTATCTTCTTCCGCC